TTGCCCATCGATTCGTCTGTGCGTTCTCATTTACTGCGGTGCTACCGCTGCGAGTTGGCTTACTTGAAGAACCAAGAACTTTTCTCGTGCCCTCACTGAGGGACTTCTTGTTAAGAGACCGTGTCAATCCTTCATAGACCAACTTTGCCTCTCTGATCGTCTTGGCATTATCAAGCGCCTCGACAATGGCACGCTGCTGCTTAGAACTTACATTACGATTCTGGATCAGCTTATTCACGTAAAGCAGTTTTGCGTTAAAAAGATTCATTTCTGCGAGCTGCTTCTTCAGCTCTCTGTTTTCTCTAACAATGCGGCTGTTACGGCGACGACGCTCTGCAACAGGGCCTGTTGTGGCTTCAGGTGCTGACTCAACGTCATCAACTTGGCCTAACTCATCAGCAAGAGCGTTGAGAAGATCATCCTCGTCAACCTCAATTACCTCAAGCTCGGCTTCACCACCACCGAATTGATCGGCTTCATCCTCAGCAGACTCACGCATAGCGCGGAGCTTTCGGAGCTCCATTTTGAGCATACGAGGGTCAATTTCAAAAACTTCATCCAACTCATCGTGGGATGCTTCTTGCATTTCGTCCATTTCTTCAACTTCCTCGGCTTCTTCGCCTTCTTCTTCTTCGGCGGCTTCTTCACCACCCTCTTCATCTCCGCCTTCCATCTCTACTTCGATGTCAAGTGCGTCAACGTCAGCCTCACCGGGCTCTTCAACACCCAAGGCTTCAAGGTCCTCGTCACTGAGGACTAATTCCATTTCATCTAGTTCGCCGTAACCAGCTTCAAAAAGTTGGTTGAAGATGGCGCGGCTGCGGTTTTTAGTCATGTTATTCATCTCCTTAAGTGTTTCGAATAGTTGAAGGCGAACTGCCGGCTCTCCGCCCTCAGAGATAAGTATTGCCTCTGAGCGTAAAGATAGGGCCTCCCCTAACAATTTTTCATATGACTGTTTGATTACAGCGCGTTGCTTGTTGGTCAATGCTTTCACGCTTATTCCTTCAAGCAATGCGTCCATTCTCCTAACCTTCCCCTGAAGCGTCGCAATTCTTGTAGCAAGCTTATTTTCGTTGGAAGATGTAGAGCTGTTAATTGCTTCTTTAATATCTCTCACATTTCGTTTGAGATTCTCTTTTGCCATAGTCAAGTTAACGTCGCCCTTGGCGTTTATGACTACGTTTGCTTCAACGTCGGCCTCAATTTCATCACCTTCTCCTTCAGCAGAATCCTCTTTGTCACTGACGAGTTCTTCAGCTGCTTCGGCGGCGGCGGCCATGGCGGTAGCAGGCGGTGCCATTTCTACCTCTTCAATCTCTACTTCGGAATCCTCTGATAACAACTGGGACTCTACCATAGCTTGAATTCTAGGGGTTAAAGCTTCTATGATCTTGTTTTTAGCATTTTGCTCAGCTAGCTGTTTAAGCTGCTGTGCTTCGGCGATTGCTTCTTTATAAAGTGTTGTCGACATTCACTAACCTCACAAAATGTTGCGCGCATTTATCTCTTAAATATGACCCACGAGAGAAGATGACCTAAATCGCAAAAGATTATACCTCTTTTGAACTTGAATCCAGCACCATTCTGACAATATCTCTTATTTTCTGTAATCCTTCTTCGTCGGGGGTCAAGACTGCTTCTTTATCTTGAGCAGGTTCGAGCGGGATAGGAGCATGGCTCCACCCTCTTGTAGTTCCGGTCCTATTATATTGGCCCGGTGCAACTAATTTAGGGGAATTGACTCCGCCACCAACCTGCATCCTCTTCTTATACATCCCTGGAAAGGGCACAAGACTCTTTCCAGACCCTTCTCCTATCGCAATAGGACGATTACCATTGGCATAAGAGTCCTTATCTATGGATCTTCTTATAAGGGCATCACTGCTCTTATAGGGAGTTGCAATACGATTGATGATTTTAGTCATAAGCTCATCAGTTATCTCAAGTTCTTCTATTTCTTCAGATTCATCTTGAGCTGGCTCTGAGTAAGGGAAGTTAGAGCCTTTTTCTCTCGGAGAGTGAAACTTTTCTTTTGTAGTACCGTAACCTAGTTCTTGGCGGCCATCATGTGAAAGCCCGGGTCGTAGACCCAGGCTCACAGGACTATCAGGTCCATCTTGGCCAGATGGCATTACGTACTCGAGCCCCAAGCCTTACCAAGGACATAGTCACCTAAGGTGCCTTTAGCTTGCTGCTCTGATGACGTCTTTGGCTGAAGCTGAGAACCTACTCCGGAACCCCACTGTGCAGGTGGAGTTTCTCCAAACCCATCAGGCGCCTCTGCTTGATCGGCGGCGTTTAAGCTACCTGGGCCAGGCGATGTTGGATTAGGAACGTATGGAGAGGCAGGAAGTCCTCCAGCACCTGTCTTTACTTCATTCAAGTCAGGGGCGTCAGAATAATCCATTGTCTGTTCACCGAATGTATGGCCGCCGTCGTTGATTGTGCCGTTAAGCACCTCATCCTGGAATTGCTTTGCAATCGACTCAGCAGTCATCTCACCCATGTGAATAGGAGACGCGGGGAACGCTGATTTAAGAGAGGCGTCATCTCTTGCGCCCATATCTCTAGTACTAGTGGTTGGGCTTACTGTTGTCTGTTTGTGTGTAGGCATCTTGGTCTCCTATGAATTACAATTATTTAGTTTTAGTCTCAGAAATTCTTTTCACAAGTCGCTTCTTTGCAGCCTGCACTTTTGCGTACTTCTTCTTAAGAATGTTTTCCTGAATTTTCAAAGCGGCAATGAAATCGATATCCTTCTCGAGAGCTTCTGCTTGCTCGTCGGCATCGAGTTCCTCTGCCTTTACTTTCTCGGAATCCTCTTTTCCTTGCTCAAGAGTTTCCATGATCTTTCTCTTCTCCTCTAAGACAATCTTCTTAAGGAGTGATGGTGTCAATTTGATGTTTTTAGCCATGTCAATTTCCTCCTGACCTAATGACCCTAACTGTAAGTATTTAGTTCCTCTAGTTTTTTCTTCTTAATCGTCGAAAGCTAGAGCTGCCCAATTTTTTGAAGACTCGCCAAAGAGATCAGATGGATCGTTATTAGCTACTATGTGAGCTGCTGCATCTGCTGCTTTTTGCGGCTTCCCTCGTTCTGCTGCCGCCTGTTCGACCAGCGTAGTAGCGGCGGTGTCCTGAAATATAGCTGCCATGACAGGATCAGCTGTGATTGAAGAAACGTCGACGGGCTTTTTTGAGACTTTGGCTGGCTTCTGGCCTCCCATCCTTATGTTATCTAGCGCGGGTCTTCCTCTTCTGACAGTTTTTTTGTTTGTTACCTTTTTTGCCTCGAGCAGTTTTTCAGCTCCATCACCGGATGCCTCTAGTAATATCTCAAACAGACATTCTTTTACTAGAGATTTTAGATTGTTTCTTGTCATCTTAGCCATTATGCTTTCCCTTAAGCTATCGTTCCGAGCATCGTGAAATCAGGAGACACCACACCGGTTTCCAAAGAGCTAACCGGTATAGCTGTACACTCAACTACAACACTCATGTCTGTAGCATTTATCGCAAAGCCTTTGCACATTACCTCAAAGCGGTGACTGCCTTTTGTCAGCTTCACTACTCTAGATATGGGAGCCGATCCCGCAGGATCACCAGCTTCATCTGTGAAAGTTATTGTCGCGCCGTCTGCGAAAGCAATAACTGTAATTGCTCTAGAAACGAATTTCAATGTAACGGTGCGGGCAGACGCGGCGGTCGGAACGATAAAAGTATATCCGGCTGACTGATATTCACCAGTTGCGCGTAAACCTGGAGTTTGCCATCGTTGACTCATTTTTCTTCTCCCCAGCTGATCACATCGTTAAAAGCTCTGTAAATACGATCAGACTTATTAAAAACTTTGTTGAGATCGTTTCTACGAACCTCAACACCTTCCTTCATCATGAAAGCTCCAGGAGTGGAAGGCTCAGACACAAAGTCCCAGCATATAAGCTGAAAATCATCTTGTACGACATCAATGTCACCTTTTCTTTTTGTCGAACCCACCCCTCGGCTAGATATGCCTAATGTGACTCCGGACTCAACCAGGCTCTGTAGTATCTTTCCAGACGGTGTGTTCAAAAGTTCCACCTCGCCATAACAAACGTCACCGTCCATGTAGGCGGACCTTACTATATGTGAAGCATTCTTAAGTTCCACAACTGAGCTGTCTGGATGATCACACTCACCGAGAGCTCTGTTTTCAGCTATGAATTTTTGGTAGTTTCTAACTTCTCTTTCGAGTATCACTCTAGGGTACACTCTACCATTTTGGTTTAGAGTGTCAGCTTTTTGCAGGACACCCTTCATTATCATTTTGCCGTCGTTAGCTTGTCTTTGTTCTTCGATCAGATCTTTGTCATACTCGAAAGGGGTCCATTCTGTCAAAAGCTTTAAGTTACTCATCTTCGTTATCTCCTGTTGTAAGTTCTTCATCGAGTCTCATCAACGTAAGATACCTTGAGATAGTTTCATCGTCGGCAGAATCAGTTGATAAAGAGTTAACAGCTTCTCTAACTTTCGGTATCTGCTTCTTTATCATTTCGTTCTGGCATTCAGATTCAAAAACGTTAAGAGATTTCATGATTGAAGACTTAACGCTTTCTAGCTTGGTAAAGAAACCAGATTTGTTATCCTCCGAAAAGACGTATTCTCTAAGAAGAGATATCTGGTCATCATTAAGATGTCCTCCGAACTTTTCTTCGATCTTATTTCTCATAAGGTCAACAACAAGATGGTTAACGTCAGTCTCTTTTAACTCATTAAGGTCCTGAAGCTCTTTTTCTTTTAGCAGGTGAGAGTGTAGTTCCTTTTCAAAAGTACTCATCACAAGAATATCAGGATTTTCGTTTCTCCACTCAGAAAGAAGAGTTTGCACTGTGGCGAAAATCTTGTAGTCGGCAACCCTTCTGTCATAAAATGTGGACTCCTTAAGGTTGTAGTTGATATCCTTTATGAGAGCCGACTTTTGTTGCTTTAAAAGCCTCGTATCTATCTTCTTAGAAGCTGCTTTGGCTTCTCCTATAATGGAACTTGCAAGAGAGTCTGATGGGACTGAGGTGGCAACTATCGCACGAAACAACCTAAACTCTTTAAAGAGTTCTGTGCCTGGCGTGAAGTGGCGCTTGACTATCGATAAGGCTTTGTTGGCTTTATTGACATCTCCTTCGACCATCGATTCTGATACTGATTGGGATAACTGTGCAAACAGCAACCCTACGTTTCTTTTTTTGTTGTGTTTAACTTTCATCTAATTCTCCGGCATCGTATTTCTCGAGAGAGACTTCTTCTCCCTCATTGCTGTCTGCTTCTAAAAGCACTCCGCCTTTTGGACTCAATATATTAACTAACGAACTAAACACCGACCTCATTTCAGGCGTCATAGCCGGACGAACTGAGGTCGAATATTCATAACTATCATCTTTCTTGGGTTCTGTTCCCTCAAACTTTGTTCTAAGGTAATCATCTCCGTACGGTTTCCTCATGGAATCCTGAGATCTTTTGTGAGTTACCATCCCTTTGAAGTCAGGCATGTGTGTTGTAAGTGGACCTCTTTCCGATGATTTTGTGGTTCTATCTATTCTGTTTTGCGCCTTCACCGGTGCTTCAGGATCATTAACAGAAAGCTTGGGGACATCTATAAAATCGTCATCATCTTCTTCTTCATCTGATATCTTAAGTTTGTCTCCCGGTACAGCTGTAAGCAGGGTTTCTCCATCAGGAACGTCTGCTGAGAAGAGACCTCCTCCGCCACCTTCATCACCGCCGCCTTCGTCGCCGCCTTCTTCACCACCACCTTCTACTTCAGCATCATCCTTCTTGTCTTGGATCCGACCATCAACTACTTCTTCAATCTGCTTATCAGTCAGCCCAAGAACATTCTTTTGAACCCACCTTCTGTCTAACATACCTTCAGGAACTTTACCAGCGATATCAAATCTGGTAGATATCAGCTCCAACTTTTGCAGCTGAGCGACTGATGATGGGTTTGACAGTTTAAGGTCAAAGTCTAGAAGGTCTTCTCCTTCAAATCCATGGACATACAAATGTATCATCGCAAGTTTGTTTAGCTCAGCGATAACAGTCTTTTGAATTCTTTGTATTGTTCTGCTAAAACGGATATCTTCTTGTGCCAAGGTTGCTTTTGCACCGATATCTTCATCGTAACCAAGATAAGCCTTAGGGATCTTCAAGGCTGCAAAAAGCTTTTTCTGAATATACTCAACATCTTCAATAGCAGCGGCATTTTGGCCACCTGCAAGTGAATCAATTCTTGTTCCGCTATCGCCACCTCTGACCGGTATGAAGTAATCCTCATCAACGCTAAGTGGATTATACCTCAAATCCACTCTGCCTGTCGTCTTATCGATAACAGGGGCCTTTTTAAGAGTTGAGGTAGCCTGCTCTATATAGTTTGTTACGTCCTCAGGTGGGACATTACCGACATCTATATAAAAGACTCGGCGTTCCGGCGCTCTGATAACTCTGTAAACTAGCATCGCGTCTTCAATTAAGATAAGCTGTCGCCATATCCTTCTAGCAGACTCCAAGACGCTTGAACCGTACGGCAGGAAGGCATCGTTACCCAACAGTCTAAAATGCGATATCTGCCAATTCTCTAAAGTGGAGTTTCCCTGGGTTAGCCATCGAAATCTAACAGCTGATGGATTATCTGGGTCGAATCCTTCTTCCCTCTCCATCTCGGATATCGGTATCGGAAATGCAGCGACAACTCCGTAATTTGGATCGATATCATTAAACAAAAAGAAGTCTCCGTACTTACACAGATTTCTTACCCACATGACTAAATTGAACTCTACGTTAAGAGTGTCGTAGAAAAGAGTTTCTAAAATCTCTTTTTTGATGTCGTCTTCGCAAAATATGTGCAGCACCCGGCCGTGCTCATCTGGAGATACTGTTTCTTCTGAATAAATGTCAAGAGCGGAAGCTATTTCTGGTGTAGCCTCCATTTCGCTAAAGTCGCTATACCTCGACATTCGATCAAACGACCCATAAGCGCTCAAAGCATTGCTGTACACGTCGCTGTGCGATCTTCTAAAAGCCTCGACTGCTGAAGACTTTGCACCAGGCGTGACGTTTCTCACTCTTCTCTTTACTGTCGGTCCAGCGCGAAAGAGCTGTGTCAGCCTCTGGAATATGTTACCCTTTTCAGCCATGCTATCAATTCCTTTTCAACGTGTAAGTATTATAGACGTTACAGTAACCACTTAAAATCTATAGATCCAGATATAGCTGGATGACTTTCATCCAAAGACACTGGCATTCCTCGTCTAGCTAGTTGAGCCATGTTTTGAGCGTACGACGGATGAAGCTCTTTTCTCTCAGGTTGCTTATTGACTGCGAAAGCTGCCAACATCGCTTGGTTTAGGTCTACACTCTTTTTTGAAACCTTAGAGTTTGATTCGTACAGCCACAGCCCTATGGCCAGAGACATAACGAGGTCATCATTTTTTCCTGCTTGCGCCTGAGGCTTCTGGCCAGACCATATAAAGGTCTTCATTTCTTCCACAAATCTAGAAGAATAGATAGAGACCTTGTCATTACGCAGCATTTCTTCTAGCTTTGTTAATATCTGTGCTCGGCTAGAGCCTTGAGTTGAGAAGCCTGCCTTCCCTATTGACCCACCGCCGTACAAAGCATTGAATTTGTCTTTTTCTTTAGAGAAGTATATGTTCTTGTAAGACAGTTCTTGCAGCTTCATAAGGACAGCGTAACCATAAGTGTTGCTTTCTGGACACACGGTAGCATCTCCATACCTCTTTCCAGCCTCAGCTAAAAGAACTGCCAACTGATCAGGAGGAATCTTACCTTTAAATTCGGCGACAACCTCGGATTCAGTGGTATCAATTACATGAAAAGTGGAAAAGTCTTTACCGTCGCCTCTTGCCACGTCAGCAGATACAACATAGTCATGACCAGTTAGGTGGTACTTCCAGACCCAGACACCGTTCTCAGGACCCCACTTCTCTATTGGGGTACGAATATTCATGCGAAGCCTCTGGATGTCCTCAGTCGTCAGGAATGTATCACCAGAAGCTTGAAAATCACAGAGCAGCTCTTGTGCTATCTGTTGCTTATTGAGATTCTTTGCTTCTTTTTCGAACCATTCATCATCTCTTTCTGGATGTACATCCCAAGGTAGTTTTATCGCATTAAACTCGTTCTGACCTTCTTCAGCACCATGGTAGATATCGTAGTATTGGCCACCTGTACCGTTAGGAGTAGAAACCAGAATCGCTCGGCCACCAGTTGAAAGAGTTGGATACAAACCTTTCCAAAGCTCATCAAAATTCCTGATGAAAGCGGCCTCATCAACTATCAACAAACTCAGTGCCTCTGAACGACCAGCATCTTCTGACGTCGGAACTGCTTTTATCATGGATCCGTTTGAAAATTCTATGGCTTGAGTGTTTTTGGTAGTTATCTCTGTTATCCATAACCACTTAGGAATTCCTGACAGAGCTATCTTCACTTTCTTTATGAAGTTCTGAGCAACCGCTAACTTTGTAGCGATTACAAGTATGCTTTTGTCTTTCCTGAATAAAGCCATCCAAACAGCGTAGGCAGCAGACAACGTTGAAAGTCCTAATTGTCTTGATTTTACGACTACATTAAAGCGGTGGTCGTTAAAAGCAACTAGACAGTCGTCCTGAAAGGGGAAAGTGTGGAAGTCTATCCTCCCCTTCATGGGATGTTGTATCTTAACGTATCGGTTTATGAAATATGACGGATCTTTTCCGCATTTTATGATCTCATTTACCTGTTTCTGTTTTGACAGAGGAGGCATGCTGGCTTTAACTTACCTGTAGTTGCACCTTACTTCTAAAGTAAGCAATCTTTCTTGGGGAATTTGAGGTAGCTGATATCAGCTCGATATCATCGTCTCGATTTATCTCTTTTGTTGTAAGAGCTCGGTCCACTGATTCCTTGAATTCCTTCTTTATCCTCTTAAGACCATCAGCAAAGATCTGATTAGCCTCGTCTCTTCTGGCTTCAAGCTGCTGGCTAAGCGCTAACTCACCGGCAAAGTGTACGATCGTCATGTATTGAAGCTCAAGCACATCGCCTTGAAGCTTACTAGTTAGCTTTCGATCACCACTTGAATAACCCCAACTTGTTTCGGTTGCCTGGCCTAAGGCTCTAACTTCTTCGATATTAAGCATCTTTTTTCTCCATATAAAGGCTACGAATCTTTCGGCGATAATCCTCAATCTCCGCTATACTAGGTAAATATCCATCATCTGCCGATAGTTTTCTTAAAGGTTCTAAAAAACCGACCCAACATTCAGTACAGCAGCCTGTAATTTGGTACTGCGCGCAGTCATCTAAGTCTCTCATCATGTACTCACAGTAAGGACAGTCGAGAGGTACATACGACCTGGAATTACGCGTACCTGACATTAGAATCCTGACCTTGTTTTCTAATATCTAGCACATTGTCAACGACATCTTTCACAGCATCTACATGAGAGATGATCAATATGTTTGCGAAGTACTTTTTGAGTGATGTTAACAACCTTGAGCAAGCTTCGATGCTTTTATCGTCTAAAGCCCCGAACCCTTCATCGATAATTAGCACATCACTTCTTGGAGCATTACATACGTTGATTAGTGCAACCCGCAAGGCTAAAGATGAAATCATCTTTTCCATCCCTGACCCGCATTCTATGATTCTTCTAGAATCTCCATAGTCTATGTAGATATCCATGTTGTTGGATTCAGGGTCTGCCTCTAGCATAAGGTCAAAATTGACAACTCCTTGTAATATCTTCTGAAGTTCTGCATTTATTTGAGGCAACTGTAATGACAGTATCGTCAGTGGTATACCTTTCTTGTCTACAGCTTGAGCAAAAGTGCTGTAAGTTTCCCATCTGGCTTTTACGGCACCAA